TGTAAGCGAATCATTACATAAAGTAGAAGAAAGAGTTCGACAGGTCGAACAATACAAATCAAAATTGATGGGTATGATTGTAGTAGTAGGTGGAGCAGTGGGTCTAGGAATAGCTAGTCTAATGGGTTTACTAAATGTGTTTAAGGAATAACATGAAATCATTTAAAGAATTTTTTACATTGGGCGTTAATAAACCCACTAAAGAGCAAATTCAAGACTATCTGAATCGTTTAGGGAGTTCCGTTAGATTATTGTCGAACAAAGACCTAATAAGAAGCATTGAGCGTTATTTTAAAACGATTAAAAATTTAAAATTAGATCAAACTGGAAGAAAAGTATTGGCGTTTGAAGAATTTGATCCAGAAATAAATGAATCATACAAAACCTATCCAGGCAAGGGGTGGCTTATGGATGGGCCAGATATCAAACCAAAAGACATAATATGGAGATCCAAAATTCACCATTGGGATGATACAGTACGAAGTGATGATACAAGATTCATAATAACAAAGACAGGAAAGGGCAAAGACAAATTCCAGATGTGGGCTAAGAGTGATAAATCTGGTAATGTTGTTTTCCATTTCGGAGATAAACCTACACTTGATGCTGCAAAGGAATTCGCAGCAATTAGAAGGTGGCAGGAGAAAAAATGAACACGTTTCATGAACATTTAGCTATAATATATGATGAACACCTTATCGCTGAAAAAGATGATATATGCGATGTAGATGTAACCAAATTACGTTCTCCCCTTATGAAAAAGATGCACAAAGAGAAATGTGGTGGAAAAGAAAAAGATTCTGCAATGCGTCGTGCAGCTAAAAAGGCTGGAATGTCAAGGAAAGATAGAGATACTTTGTATAACGAGAGGGAAAAATGAAATTATTTAAAGAAGTCAGAAGTCCTACATCTCTTGATAACAAGATGGACAAATATGTAAGTAATGAAATCAAGAAACGTAAACTGGCTAGATTTCCTGTTAATGCTACTGATGATTATCAAATGAAAACAAGAGTAAACCTTGCATTCAAATTTCCTTCACCAACTGGTGAAATGATGCTTTATGTATATCTTAGAAAGATGGCTCCAAGTAAAGGTCAACCAAAAGGAGTGATGGCTTTTAATTATGACATAGAGGACAAATGAAATCGTTTGCTCAACATATAATGGAATTTGATAATCCACAAATCTATTGTGATATGGATGGAGTGGTTGCAGACTTTATTTCATATACTACAGAGATTCTTGGTACTAAGTTTAAAGATGAATATTGGGATCAATTACCAAATGATATGTTTTTACAACTTCCCAAAATGCAAGATGCTGATGTACTCTGGAAATATATAAAACAATTTGACCCATTTATGTTAACTGCAGTTCCAAGAGAATCTAGAGGCCCAATAGCAAAAAGGGCTTGGAAAGATAAAACAAGATGGATGAAGAAAAACTTTAGACTATCAGAAGATAAAATGAGGATAGTCTTGAGAAAAAATAAGAAAAACTTTGCTATGGACGGTAGAGATGGAAGACCAAACATACTGATAGATGACCATAAGGGAAATATCAGAGAATGGGAATCTGCCGGAGGTATAGGAGTTCACCATATCAACGCGAATTTAACAATCACTATGTTGAAAAAAATAGGATTCCCCTAAACTTTAAAGGAATAAAATTATGGATGAACTTTTTGCTGTAGATGAACTTATAATGATGTCAATTGTTTTGTTTGCATCATTTTGGATTTTTCTATTCAACTATAGACAAGATAATAAAGAAAAATATGAAGGACATTCTTGGCTTATAGGGTTTGATCTTGTAATCAACATGGGTATGTCCCTTACAGGATATCTATTAATTTCTATTGTTTTTACCAACATAGCAGAATTAGCACCCTTTGCCACCTACCGATATCCTATTGGATTTTTATTTGGACTCACTTCTAATGTAAGTATTCCTATCGTATTGAAATGGTTTCAACAACAAATTACTAAGAAGTTGAACGAAGCGGGGAAAGGAAAATAGATTATGGCACAACAGAAAGAAAGAATAATAGCAAATGGAAAAGACCAAAAGATATTACAACATGACATTGAAGAAATAGATAAAAAAGTTGAAGAAGTTGCGGCACTGGAAGTTGCTGCCAAAGACCAAATAGTTGCAAGTAAATCATTTATCTATGTTATTATTGGACTACTTATATACTTAATTTTTCTAGTCGTTCCAGACATAGATGAAAGAATGACATGGATGGAAAAAGATCTTTCAGCTGTCTTGGTTCAATCAGAAAGATTTAAAAAGTCCACAAGAGTATTTGCGAGAGACAACCAATGTGCCTCTTGCCATTTAGATCCAGACCACCTACTTCATAACCTACAAACAATATATCCAAGTTTTTCTGATATTAAAGCCTTTATGAGAGTAGGACACATGAGATATTATACCATGACAACTGCTCTTCCCGATGAAGACCTTATGGAAGTGTATAGAACCCTAAAATGAGATGAATTCGTATGGCTTATAACAACAAGGTTGTTGATCATTTTGAAAATCCAAGAAATGTGGGAAAGTTAGACCCCCAAGCAAGTAATGTCGGTAGTGGTCTTGTAGGTGCTCCAGAATGTGGAGATGTAATGAAACTCCAAATCCAAGTCAATGAAGATACTGGTGTAATAGAAGATGCGAAGTTTAAAACCTTTGGGTGTGGAAGTGCTATTGCTTCTTCTAGTCTCGCTACAGAATGGGTAAAAGGGAAAACTGTAGATGAAGCAAACACAATACAAAATACAGAGATAGTAGAAGAATTATCCTTACCACCAGTTAAGATACATTGTTCAGTCCTTGCAGAAGACGCAATCAAGGCAGCAATCAAAGATTATCAAAGTAAACAATCAGTATAAAGGAATACAATGGCAGAGAAACCAAAAAAGAAAGTTTTAAAAGAGGTAATGTTTGATGCTGACGAATTAGAAGAAGAAATAGCATTACACATTCCAGAACCAGAACTTTTACAGGAATCTAAAAAAATGTCCAAAGATGCATTTTTGAAATCAGTTGGTCTAGATCATAGACCAAACTCCATAAGAGCTATTGAAGCTTGGGAGAAATATAATAAAGAATAATATTAACATTAATGAAAGGACAATATGGGATTTTTGAGTAAACTGAAACATCATGCAAAAAAATTAATCGGTAAACAAGTAGACTCTGTTGAAGAGGTTGCTGAAGAGATTACTGAAACTGTTAAAGAACCTGTAAAAAAGGCAGAAAAGAAAGTAAAGAAAACTGCTAAAAAAGTAAAAACGGCTGTTAAGAAAACTGTAAAAAAGGGGAAAAAATGAACTCTACTGATGGCGAAAAGGAATGAAAACATTTAAAAAATATTCAGAAAAGTGTTGCGATGAATGTTATGATCACATTGTGGAGGCTTCAGAGTATCAAGGTAAAAAGGTAAAATTAAATGACCCTATTCGTACAAATGAAAACCCCAAAAAGAAGTTTAAGGTTTATGTAAAGAATGCTCAAGGAAAGGTTGTGGTAGTTCGTTTCGGTGACCCAAATATGGAGATAAAGAGAGATGACCCAAAACGAAGAGCAGCGTTTCGTGCAAGACATAATTGTGATGACAAGAAGGATAAGACAACGCCTGGATATTGGAGTTGTATGCAGTGGCGTGCAGGAGCAAAGGTAGACAACTAATGAAAACTTTTAAATATTATCTAACAGAATTTGCTCAACAGAGTACATCGGATTATGTGTTTAATGTTGGTGGAGATTCTTCATCATTAAAGATTCCTATTTCGGGCCCGATGTTTAAAAGAATATGGCCGGATACGATTCGTTCAACAGTCTTTCATGTAACTGATCATGCAGGACTTGGAAAATTAAAAAAACTTGAAGGAGGTAAGAAATCCATCTCTGCATTTTTCTCAATGATGTCTCGTTATATGGAAACAGGTGTTGCAACATCTGGTGGTGTTGTTGTAGAAATGGATGCAGATATTCTTATATCTGCTAGAGATGATATAATGAGCGAAGTAGACAAGACAGGAAGAAGGTGGGTTATGATGTCTTGGTTTGAATATCAGACTAGAGATAGGACACAATTTAGTAAAATAGAAAAAGACCTTAATAAATTGATAGAAGATCTTGTTAAAAAGCATATTCCAAAAGACAAAGAAATTCAACAGACAAAACATTTTGGAAAAGATTCTGGAGCTGCATTTGATGTTTGGAGCAACATGAAAAGACATCTGAAAGGTGATGGTCAAAAATTAAGATTGGTGATAAAAGACTATTTTGATGGTGTAGAGAAAATTATTAAAAAACATAAAAAATGGCTGAGTAGTACATTTTATGGTTATGCAAAATCAAAAAGATCAACAGATAATTCATGGGATGAACAATTAGTCAATAATATTAAGGTTAAAACTGTTCATCTCATTCAACCAACTCAACGTAAGATTGATACCGCAGATCCTGACCGTACACATCCGATAGATTCATTTGAATTTGCGAAAGAAAAAGCTGAAAAATTGTTTGGCACAGTAAAAGTGTGGGATGTTGCTATAGATTTAGAAATTTATACAAGAGAAGTTGTGAAGAAAGAACAACCACCAAGAAATATTGCTTATTAAGGAAAAAATGAAAACATTTCAAGATTTTATACAAGAAGGGGTCAATGACCCAGGCATATTCAAAGCATTCTTCACTGCTGGTGGGCCGGGTTCTGG